GCATTGATAAAGTTTTGAATTGGAATCTGCTGACCATTTCCAAAAGGTGGAAGATGTGTAATCGTTATACCAAAGTCGTGTCCAGATGCTTTGTCTAAAGAATTATTATTTCGGACACCAATAATGTCTTCTTCACTCTCAAAGAACTCAGTCATTGGTCCAGTGACAACAGCATCAGCATCCAAATGAACAACCATATCATATTCCTCGACAAAAGGAAGACAGGTGGCTGCCATCATCCAGATAGGTTTCATCCATGGCATTTCAGAGTGTATTTGTTCAGTCATCTTTGTGTCAAAAATAACATGATCTACCTCTGGATGAAAATACTTAATTGAGTTAGCTAGTTTTTCCACACCCAAAAGTTCTGAGTAATCATCAGTACACCAAGTAGAAACTAAAATCTTTTTCATTTTTCCCCCATAGCCATGAATGCGTTATTTAGATCAACACCTGATACGAAGACATTATCATATCCTTTATCAATCATGTAATCACGGATAAACTCTGGTTTCAAACAGTGCTTATGTCTCCTGTTATTCCAAGGTCTCCAATACTTTTGACTGTAATCAGGAAGATAAAGAAATAATGTACCACCTACTTTAAGTCTTGAATACCAATAGTCCATTGTAGCAACCCAGTCGGGAACATGCTCTAAACAATGACTTGAAAAAATATAATCAGGATCAATAGGTGGTAATTTATCTGCTTCCCATCCATTATTGAATGACAGATCGATAGGAACAGAATTAGGGAAAGCCCATTCTTGCTTCATACATCCTACATCATATCCATATCCATTACAAACATGCATAGCAAATGGGATGGCAAACTGCGATGCATTACCAATAGTTTGAAAGTGTGGATATGTGTCCCCTTTATAATCTACTACTTGCATATCATTTCATGTGGTGTACTGAAAAGGTAGTCAATCTCTTTTTCATTCTGTTCATTATGTGCAACAACCACATATCTCTCATATGAAGTGTCTAGAGTGTCAATAATATAATTCAAAGAAGTGTTGATTGTAAACACACTCTTTGCTTTCTCAAAGACTTTACACCAATCAAGCAGTGTAAATCCATCAATATATTGAAGTTCTACAACTGGCAAGTCATAGTTTTCTGGACGCATCAGTTGACAATTTCTATTTTCATTGTAGAGATTGTTAATGAACACAAACTCAGAATCATCCTTGAGACCAAGAACATTATAGTACAGATCATTCTCCTTATCAAACTTTCTATCAAAAGTAAACCCACTCTTCCAGTCAGTATGATCCATGTTAAGGATACTATACTTAGAAGACATAATCTTATCATCACCAATACCCCACAGGTGAGGTCTCATGATGCCAAGGTATACAAAGTTAGGAGTGATAATAACGGAGTCCTGTCCGTAGTATTCTTTGCCAGGGAAGTTATCACTTCTAGAACAGAAAGTAATACCTTTGATGTAATCACCCAACCATAAAATATCATCCCTAAGAGGCCAGATAATTTGATACCCCATAGAGATGTATTTCTTTGCAACTGACTGGAGATAAAAGATATCTCCAATACCAGCCCAATGATGTATAAGACAGATTTTACCCAATTTCAAAATACGTCTCCCAAATAAAATCTTCTAACATTTCCATCTTCATTGCACGTTCAAAGTTATCTTTGATCGCAGATTCCATAGACTTATAAAGATCCTCATCTAGTTCTTCAATATCAAATCCATCTTCAAGAAACACAATACCATCTGGGTTAAACCACTTTGTAATACTAGGAGTTCCGTAGTAGATAGGAACAGTTCCAGTCAAGAAACAATCAAGGATCTTTTCTGTAAACCAATCATCAGCATTCTCAATAGCAACTGAGAACATATAATCTGCTAGTGCTTCCTCTTTATATTCTACTTCATTAAATCCACGTCCAAACAAAGGAGCATAGTCCTTCAGTTGTTCCAGCATGTGCATCCTCTGCTGGTGACCAGGAAGATGAGACTTATTAGATGCAATGATAGAAACTAGTTTGTTCTTAGGATAGATCTGTGGTTCACGGATCCAAGATCCATTACCAGGAATCCAGCAGAACTTCTCATGTAGTTCACACAGTTCTTCATTCCAAGTAAAGATCTTCTCATATGCATTTACATACGTATCAAGATTATTCTTAATTTCTTCAAAGAGTGGATTGAGAATCCAGCAGCACTCAAGAAGAATAGCATACTTCTTCTTACTCACGTTATCCTGTAGTCCTGCAGGGATATACCTATCAACATAAAATGTTTCATCGCCAGGAGTTAGATTATTGAACGTGAGTTGCTGCTTACCTTCACCCTCATGAATCCACTTTATATACTTAGATTCTTTCCCATGAGTTGAATATCCTTTATTCCCATTAGAAAGGTGAATGAAGGTATCGTTTAGCAGTTTAAAATTTTTCATTTCAGTAAATACTTTTCCCTATTGAATGGATCTAGTTCTCTATCGTTTCTCACAAAAACAGAATCACCCCACTGCTCATAACTATAAGAATCTGACATCTCCTTAAGACTAAAGTTTCTTTTATCTAACCACTCTACAATAACATCATGAGATGCACCAGTATTATTTCTATCGTCAAGTGAAGTTTCTAGAAAAATAGTATTGATATATTTAAGATTATCTTCAAAACCTTTCAAGATTTCAAGTTCAGCACCTTCAACATCAATATTCAAAAAATCATATTGATTCATATCAATATTGTTTTCTTTGATCAATGTGGATAACTTCTTTGTTGTGACATCAACATAACTACCTCTAGAGAGTTTTGCTGACAGATGAGCAGAGTATGCAACTGGGTTCAGTGTCGAACAATCATTTGCAAGAAAAAATTGTTTCTTTAGTCCATCCTCACTATAAAGACATTCATTAAAACAAAGATATCCACACTCATCAGCAACTGGTTTTGCCATTGTATCATAGACAAACTTGTTGGCCTCTACACCAACAACTCTAGTTCCAACAAGTTTTGTATAACAATCATGCTCAGGAAAGTCATACAATCCAACATGGATGATTCCCTTTACATCTATGTTTAATCTTTCAAAAATACCAGTATATTCTGCGGTTGGGTGATCCCATGTAGCATATCCAGTTTCTTTATCGTAGGAGGCATATGGTCCTAATTTACTCATATCAAACGGGGTGGTAGAATGGAACGTATGGTTCAGAACTTTTAATCTGAGATTGAATCCAATCGTAGGTAGTACGAATACCTTCTTCAAGTGTTTGTGAATAATCCCAATCAAGATTTTCTCTAATGAGATCATTGTTAGAGTTACGACCACGCACACCAAGAGGTGCGTCTAATTTATGAATCTTCTGTACTTTTTTATTAGCAACATGAGCAGCAGTTTCTACCAATTCATTGATAGTGACCATTTCCTCAGATCCAATATTTACAGGACCCATGAAGTCAGAATCCATCAATCTCCTAGTTGCTTCAATGCATTCATCAATGAACAAGAAGGAACGAGTTTGTAAGCCATCTCCCCACACCTCGATTGCTCCACCTTCCTCAGGAAGATAGGCGACCTTACGGCAGATTGCAGCCGGTGCTTTCTCTCTTCCACCTTCCCAGGTTCCTTCTGGTCCGAAGATGTTGTGATAACGAGCAACCCTAACAGGGATACCGTGATTACGGTTATAAGCAAAGTAAAGTCTTTCTGAGAAGAGTTTTTCCCAACCGTACTCCGAATCAGGGTTAGCAGGGTACGCAGATTCTTCACGACAATCGGGGTTATCAGGATCAAGTTGATTATGTTCTGGATACATGCAAGCAGATCCAGAGTAGAAAATCTTGGTGGGTTGTTCTAACTCAGGACGATTACATTCTGTCCACTGCTTTACATCACCATTGAATGTCTCATTAAGTTTACGAACTTCCTCAAGTACATTCAGGTTAATGGTGACAGAGTTGTGCATGATGTCTGCATCGTTCTCACCACTGAAAACAAACCCTGCACCACCCATATCAGCAGCAAACTGATAGATCTCATCAAAGGGACGGATCAAACGATAGGGAATTTCATTAAAGAAGTTACCTTGCTCACCTTTGTATTGAATGACCCGACGAACAAAATCCACGTCACGCAGATCACCCTGCACAAACTCATTTGCTTCTGTTTCAGAATACTCTGGATACTTAAGGTCCACACCACGCACCCAGTATCCCTCGGAACGTAGTCGTTTAACCATATGACTTCCGATAAAGCCACCAGCACCAAGCACTAGTGCTGTCTTACTATATTCAGACATTAATAAAAAAGTTTCTTTCTATATATCATACAAAAAAAGACCCTTGGTGTCAAGGGTCTTTATAAGGTCTTACATGCACGCCACTTGCTCTTTAACCTGAAGCAAGAAACAGGGCGGGAGTGTTACCTCCATCCGCACCACTTGCTCTTAGGAAAAGCAAGAAACCTCAAAGTTCTTTGAAGACTGCAGGAAATTTGGATTTGAGTAGACCAATAACTCTATCGAGTTTTGCTTCTAACTCAGATGTATCTCCACCTGCTGCAGGAGCAGGTGCTGCTGCCTTTGCTTCTAATGCTTTCAGTCTTGCTTCGACTTCCACATCATACTTGGACATTGCTGCCCCACTTGCAGACTTTGCTGCTGTTCCTTTAGTTGCCATTGCATCAAAAAATTAACTCTCAAAGTATTTAGTTTTTAGAGGGTCTAATGACTCCACCAGTGCTGTTATAGTCCATCCGTGACTAGGGGGTATCCCGACCAGGGCTAGTTTAACGACTTACCGAGTCTTTGATATAACAAGGAACACGTTCTGGATCTAACCATTTTGTGTATTCAAAGTCATCAATCGCAGTCAGAAGTTGCATCTGATTATCAAGAAGATACATGTCACTATACCGTTTAGTGTAGTGATGTGCTTTTTGAATGCGATAGTCTGGCATACCATTTTCAAGTGTGCCAGACTCGACATAACGATACGGAAAACGTTCTAGAAGAACTTTCACACTACCTCCACAGATTCAAGATCAACAGCAACTTGCTCCATCAGAATATCATAATCATCAAGAGGGTCACCAGAAAAAACGACTCCATTGTTCTCATAATAACGACGGATCTTTTTGAGAAGTTTCGGATTCTTCACATCCAGAAAAAAGTCACCATTGACAGCACCACGAAGGGTTTGAATGTCTTTCTTAAACTTACTAGTCAGTGTCATTGTCTTGCGTGTTGACCTTAGTATTATAAGGGTTTGACGGAGATCCGTCAATAGAGGATGCGAGGATCGAACTCGCCTTAGGCAAATTATGAGTTTGCTGCATTCACCAGATTGCTAATCCTCCAAGGTAGGACTGCTGGGAGTTGAACCCAGGTCACACCGTTATAAGCAGTGGGCCTTGACCGTTAGGCGACAGTCCCTCAAGATGCCTCATTATTGAGGTCTCTATAGATGCGTATGATTTCATCATCCGCTGGTGTCATTACTGCTTTATCTCCTTTATCATTTTCTATACCTATTGTCTCTCCCTTCTCCACTCTGTCCATAAGAGTTTCCCAATTCTTTTGCCAGTATTCCACAGAATAGAAGTGCATAGTTGTAATATGTATGCGAATCGGGGTGACAGGATTTGAACCTACGGCCGCCCGCTCCCAAAGCGGGTGCTCTACCAAACTGAGCTACACCCCGTAAATAATACGTCAGTGATATCCTGCAGAATAACACTGACGGGCTCAAGAAGGATCCCACTTCTCTCTCACATGGGTTGTTGTTCCGATTCTTTTTTCTCTCGGAGATGTGAGCCAGGATGCATTCCAGTCCCTTATGTGTTTATTATAACCCTACTTATGTCCTCTGTCAAATGGTGCCCAGTGTTCCCATCCATATTTGTGAACTGCCCACATTCCAAGAATGGGAACGAACACTAATGCCACACACAATGATCCTAATGTGTAAGGATTGTTGAGAACATAAGCAGCAAAGTGTGAAAGTTTATGAATCATCTTCTTCTGGTTCGTAAAGTGGGCAAGGTTCTTCAAAAAGATGTTCCATCCTAAGTTGTTTAATCCTTTCTCTGAGTCCCTTGTAGAACTCCCTCTTTTCGTCTTTGTCCATAGGTTATGCTGGATAATCCCAGTCGGTAATTTGTTGTACTTTATGCCAAGGACCCCAAGTACCAGTATTGTAGATATAAGGTGTAGTTCTTACCGGACATTTTTCACCAGTACAAAGAAGATCGTCAACAATACGCCAAGACTCAAGCACTTCCTCAGAGTGAACAAAGTGCGATTGATCTGCATTTAACGCATCATATAAAAGTTTTTCATAACCATCAACACCCAACCAATCAGGGTATCGATGAGTGAGGGTTGCAAGTTCAACTTGCTCACTCATGCCAGGAGATTTTACATCAATCTGAATATCAAGGTGTGCGTGAGGTTGTAAACGCATAACAATACGTCCAGGTGTTTCACCCTCAAACAATCCGACAGGTGGCGCCTTAAGTTTGACAACAACCTCTACACATTGATATGGCATCTTCTTACCGGTCAAAAAGTAAAAAGGAACACCTTGCCACCTCCAGTTGTCAATGTAAATGTCACCTGCAGCAAAAGTTTGAGTGCTGGAATCTGGTCCAACACCTTGTTCATTACGATAACCTTCATACTGTCCAGTAACAAGTTTTCTACCAAGTCTTGTTGCAGAAAGAACTTTAGTCTTCTCTCTACGAATTTCAACAGCATTCATCCTACAGGGTGCTTCCATTGCAATTAAAGAAAGAATCTGAAGCATATGGTTTTGCAACATATCACGAACCACACCCGCACCCTCATAGTATTGAGAACGACCCTCACATCCTAAAGTTTCAGTTGCAAAGATTTGAACTTCACTTATGTACTCCCGATTCCAAAGTGGTTCCAGAAGAACATTACCAAATCTCGTAGCAAGAATATTGTTAACAGTATCTTTACCGAGATAATGATCAATGCGATAGACTTGCTTCTCGCGTAAATATCTCCCCACCACAGACTGTAGATGATTAGCAGATTCAAGATCGTACCCAAAGGGTTTCTCAATAACAACACGGGAGCGGTCTGGGTCTTCGAGGAATCCTGTTTCTTTGAGGTTGATGATTGCATTTTCGTATCTCTCTGGTGGAACAGACAGGAAATATGTTGTATCTGCACTCTTATCATGAAGTTTTTTCAAACTTTCTTGACAGTCAAGATCAGCTGATACAAAATCTAACCAATGTGTAAACTCTAGTGGGTAATCACCAAGGGTTTCCAACCAAGTTTCTTTGGGAAGATCCCTACGGGATGCACCAACAATCAAAATATTTTGTGGAAGAAGTTCTTTTTTCCACAATTCAAAGAGTGCTGGAATCAATTTTTTCTTACATAGATCTCCAGTAGCACCGAAGATAACTATGCGTCTAGTGAGCGGTTCCGTTTCCGTCATATTTGTCTGAGTCGTAGTAATTATTTTCACCCTTTCGTAACCCGAAATATATTGTGGATAGTACAAAGGGTATGCATAAGATCGCAAGGGCATTACCGAACATTGTGTCCTCCAAACATGAAACGCATACCATTCAAGACTTTGTTTGCAAACTCTCCGAGTCGTCTTGATCCGAATCGTTCAAATAAGGCAGTAGAGATAACAGGGGCAGGCACACCAAGGTCCACAGCAGCGTGAACAGTCCAACGACCCTCACCACTATCGCTAACTCCCCCACCGAACTTGCTAAGCTCTCTATCGCTGCGTAGTACATCAGCGGTAAGGTCAAGCAACCAAGAACCAACCACACTGCCACGACGCCATAACTCAGCCACTTCAGCAACGTCAATATCGTAGCAGTAATCTTTCGGGTTTTCCATCGGAGCAACCTCAGCATCGCCCTCTTTAACGTAAGCTGCCCCAGCATCAGCTTCATGCAGGATATTAAATCCTTCTGCGTATGCTTGCATGATTCCATACTCTACACCATTATGAACCATTTTGACAAAGTGTCCTGCACCTGGTGGTCCGCAGTGTAACCAACCGTACTCTGCAGATGTTGCACGACTGGTTGGATCTGTACGAGGGGCAGATCCGATACCTGGTGCGAGTGCCCTAAAGATAGGAGAGCAGACGGATACTGCAGTATTTGCACCACCAACCATAAGACAGTATCCACGGTCCAAACCGTAAACACCACCACTAGTACCGCAGTCAATATATTGGATGCCCAATTTTTCAAGCCGTTCTGCCCTGCGTCTAGAATCTTTAAAGTTGCTATTGCCATGGTCAATAATAATATCCCCGTCGCCAAGTAATGGTAGTAACTCATTGATGGTGTCCTCTACTAGTTCTGCGGGAATAACAAGTTGAAAGATACCTGGTGATTTACCAACCATACCTTCCTGTTCGTGTACTACTTGAACAAGGCTTTCCAAAGAATCTGCAGCTGCAGTAATATACCCGTTATCTGCTGCTTCTTGTGCCTTAGTAATGTTTCTTCTGTATCCATAAACTTCAATTCCTGCTTTTAGCATTCGACGGGACATCCCTTCTCCCATCCTTCCTAATCCGATTAATCCTACTTTCATGGGTTTCTAGGGTCAATGTTTAATTCTTTTAGATAATCAATCCACCATTGTGGATCTTTTTTTAATTTCCAATCTGGAACTGGAAGATCTTCATCAGAATAATACTCACATATGGCATCATTTAAAATCTGTGCGATCTCCATATTCCTCTTCCTCCTCATCAACGTCTGCATATGCGTCTGCCACATAGGGTCCTCGTTTACGAAAAGGTTCTTGTTTAACATAATCCGATTCGGAATTTACAGCGGACATCCATACTGCTAGTTTTAACACTATGTAGATAATCGCAAGAGGTGCAAAACAAAGTACAAGTGTTAGTTGATACTTCATCCTTGAACCTCTTTTTGAAAATACTCTGGTAATGGGCATCCTTTAAAATCGTTTATTGTATCGACTGATAAAACAAACATAGTGCAAAAACCAAGGCAGAAAGCAAAAAGCATTTGAGGAAAATTATAGTTCCCCATGTGTGCAGTAGGATCAGGTTCATCATCATGTGGATGAATGTGTTTAGAGATCTTCTCTACTACTTTTTTTCTTTCTTCCTCGGTTTTCTTTGACATGTTAACCTCGGTATCTCCCTGGCCATGTTAATTGCATCCCAATAGTTAGCAATGTAATAAGTGCAAATGCATACAAAACTGTCATTTGATTATCTCTATTGCATTATGTAGTTCTTGAGAGTGCAATATTTCATCATTCATAATTCTAACAATATCATCATCATTTGGGTGTATATTAAGATACTTTTCATAAGTTTCTGCGGCATGAAGTTCTATTTCATATGACAGATGGTATGCAGAGCGAGGAGCCACCCAATAATAAACCACGTTGACCCAATAGTAGAGGAGTACGAGGTGTCTGGCAACAAAACGATCAATCCAATAACGATTACCACCCCGACTTTCCATATACTCCAAATGCTCTGTCTCATTAACTGTCTGCCCGAAGTGTTCCTTCATTAAGTATAAATGCCAGGCACCTCGTAAACCTAAAGATTCACGTAAATGTAACACACTCAAAAATGCAAAATAAGGTGCTCTTGCAATCTCTTCAAGCACCCAAAAACGTTGAAAGTCCCTCCCTCTGTAAAGATAATCGATAATTGAAACTGTGAAATTTAAAAACAGTGAGTTAATTTTTTGCATTTTTTATCACCTCTTCGACCCTTAGACGCATTCTCTCAAGGTCTCTCTTTATATATTTTTGTGAATAACCTTGTTTTTGATGTAATATCATGGTTCCCTGATAAAACATCGTGGCAGCAAATACTAAAAGTAAAACTATTCCGATTACTTCAATGTGATGTGTAGCCATGGGAAAAGTGGTGGTATTACTCCAATAAGTCTAAGAAGACCTTCAGAGAAAAGTGCAAGAACAACCCAACCAACACAGAAACTAATAATTGAAGCATTACGATTGTGTTTTCGTATAGCATCATCAATCATCATCTGACACTCTTCTTTTGTGATGTAATGAGCAGGTTTGATTTCATCCATCCTGTGACTCATTTTCTAACTTCACCAAGATTTTCATTCTGTCTTCCCATGTTACTCCACCTTCTTCACCTTTGCAAGGATTTATGCAGGTTTCATCACCATGATTATTACAGACTAATCCAGCAAGATCCATTTCATTTCCAGTCTTACCGGTGTACCAATAATGCTGTCCGTTTATCCATGTTGCTTGACATTTTGGACACGTTCTTGTTTCCAATGACAAAGATTGTTGGTCATTAGATGGCATTTTTCTTAGTGTGTAACAGTATGATACTATTTACAGATTTAACTGTTTCTAAATGTTTGTGTTTCTTAACGGAAGAGGTGGGATTTGAACCCACGGAGGACTTGCACCCTCGCTGGTTTTCAAGACCAGTGCCATAAACCACTCGACCACTCTTCCTATTTGACTTCAAAGTCCAGTCTACGAACCTTGCGTCTACGTCTCTCCTCTTGATAGAGAAGTTCCGATCTAGAGAAATGACTATCAATCTTATTCTCTATTTTATTTGATACCATTACGACTTTATCTAAGTCAACAGCACCAACTTTATTGTCCACAACTCTCATTTGGTTGGAACAACCACAGAACTGAACTTTACTAGTGCTTGTTAGTTCTGTTCCGCATTCTTTGCATCTTACGGTAATCATGATACAGGATTTAAGTGATTTATTTATTAAAGTAAATATTAGTTGAAAGTGTCTTTCTCATGATATCAGAACCATGTGCTGATACTCCATGAAGCATATTACCAGGAAATATTAAAACATCTCCAGCAGATACATTCAGAAAAGATGAATTATCATAACCATTGAATTGATTAAGCACTTTTGTAAGATTCATACTTACATTTGTATTGTTTCTATCTTTGACATAAAATCCTGAAAAATCTTTTCCTTCATTTACAAAGAATACCATTGCAAGATCAGCAGGGTAATGATCATGAACCTCTTGAAATCCATGCTTTTTATAAAAGTTTAGCCAAGGAATGTCCATTCCCATTCCACCAGAATAATTTAATTCTTTTCCAATACGATTCATGATGGGACGAAAATATTTTCCCAAATCCATACCACTTAAAACTACTCTATCAACTTTACAATAATCACCCCAAGACCACGTATAATCATCCACAGTGTCAAGAGTAACTCTTTCAAGTTCCGAAATAAACTTATCAGCATCTGGGTGCTTAAACTTAATCAAAAAGTTTGACTGAAAAATATATTCCATAATCAAAAAATTATATGCTTGAAGAGGGGATCGAACCCCCGACCGCCTCCGTGTAAAGGAGATGCTCTACCGCTGAGCTATTCAAGCAGACTCCTCAACCTGGGCTTGAACCAGGGACATTCTGATTAACAGTCAGACGCTCTGCCAACTGAGCTATTGAGGATTATCTGGTTGTTCCTTCTTTAGTTTGAAATACAGTTTGTAATACTTATCACACATAGCACGGAGAATAGCGCAGTCTTGATCAAAACCAAGTTTCTTTGTGTGTTGATAAGAACCTTCTAGCTCTGAGATAAGCAGAAGAATTTCAACTGGTTTCATGTTCCTAAAGAAGGAAAGCGGAGTATCGGAATCGAACCGACGACATCTAACTTGGAAGGATAGCGTTCTACCGCTGAACTAACTCCGCGGGTCGGGTCTTACATGAGAGAGGAGGTGGTGGTGGTCTCTCCCAATGCCCAGCGACTCAGATAGGATTTGAACCTATGACCGACTGCTTAGAAGGCAGTTGCTCTATCCAGCTGAGCTACTGAGTCATTAGTGGTTCCTATCGCCGCTAATCCTGAACCACTAAGGGGATTACCGCAGTTGATTATGCTCTTTCGATACCGTCTGAATAATCAACAAAGTCATCATACTGCTCTCTTGAGATTTCGTCAAGTGATACAACCTCTAAATCTTCTTTGGGATCAAACCATTCATCAAACTCTGCCATGATTGCAAATTGATCATAAATTCTTTCTATACCTTTACCATTGTACTCTTGAACTTTATTGATTGCCCACTGTCGAACGTCGGCAACGATTTCTTCAGTCTCCATCATAGTAGTCTTTTCGGAAGTACCTGCTGAGGATGTTACTATTGTAGTATGCAGGTCCTCCTGTGTCAAGGGATTCGGTGAGGACTCCGTGGATGAAGAGTTGTCTCGTCTCTTCAAAGTTTGTTTTGCCAGCTGTTTTATGAAGGCTGAGGATAGTCCTACTAAAATTATGTTTGCCGATTCTTTCAATATCTTCCCTAAGTTCTGGACAAGACCCATAATACTTTTTCCAATCAGATTCTTTTTTTACTCGGCGTTTCTTCCCCGGAGGTTTTCGATGACTCCAAAAATACTTTCGCCCAATGTATTGTCGTTGGTTGGTGAGATTGGTAATGTTATACACAAAACCATAAAAGTCGTGAATATCGTCACTAGTAAAAGGTCTCTCACCATATCTCCATGGATTTTCATAATCGATACTCATCAATTGCGTCCAGCACCATATTGAGATATTTATGTGCTAGGTTTCTAGATTCTTCACTGTATTGGTGTTCCTCCCAAAAGAGTTCATTCTTTATCTTTAGAACTCTTGTCTTAAATTCAATTGCAGAAATTTGATTTCTTGGCATTAGGGGGATGCGTCTCCCCCTATTTAAGCAAAAATCAGAGTTGAAAACCACTGAATGTGTCTTTTTTCACATCTTGCTTAATACCACCAACCACATAAGACTCAACTTCTGTCTCTTGCGGTGCTACCTGAAGACCCTTAGAAGAGATCCAGTGCTGTGTCCAGGGCAGTGGGTTGTTCTTAGCAGGAACATCATACTGTCTCTTCAATCCGATTGCTACCAATCGACGATTGGCAATCCACTCAACATATTGCTGTAGGAGTTTGTCATTTAGACCAATCATCGATCCATCTTTGAACAGATAGTCTGCCCAACGTTTCTCTTCGTTGACAGCATTGTCAAATGCCTTATAAGTCCACTCCTCCTCTTCCTTCATAATCCTCTTCATTTCAGGATCATCACCCTGTGCCCACTTGTTCAAAATGTTTTGAGTGATGGCGAGGTGTTGGTTCTCATCCCGTGCAATAAGGGAGATGATTTTGGCAGAACCTTCCATGAGTTTAAGTTCACCAAAAGCAAAACTACAAGCAAAAGAGACATAAAAACGGATTCCTTCCAGTATGTTGACATTTGCAACTGCTCTATAAAGTTTACGTTTCAGTTCATAACGGTCGAATTTACCTGCAATATGACCCTCATTAGCAAGTTGCCACATGGTGCTATTGTCATACTGATGAGCACTACCAATAAAGTCATCGTATGCTGCTGTAACACTGCTTGCACGTTCCAAAATGCGATCATCAGTTACGATCTTGTCAAAGACCTCTGAGGGGTCACTGTAGACATTCTTAATAATGTAGGTATAGGAACGACTATGGATCATTTCCATGAATCCCCAGACCTCCATACATGCCTCTAGTTCAGGTAGGCTGCAGTAAGGGATAAAAGCCATCCCAGGACCACGCCCTTGAATGGAGTCAAGCATAATCTGGTACTTGAGGTTAGAGGTATAGATATGCTTTTGTTCTGGACGAAGTGTTTGATAATCCCCACGGTCCTTCTGCAGTGAAACTTCTTCTGGTCTCCAGAAATAACCCAACTGTTGTGTAGTGAGTTTATCGAAGACTGGATATTTGTAAGAATCATACCTCTGTACTCCCAGAGGTTGACCAAAAAACATTGGTTGCTTTTTAGTATTTACTTGTTCAGTGTTAAAGACCGTCATGCCCTTAACTTTAGTCATATTGTTATCCTCTACGGATGAAATCTTAAACTGCACAGGATTCACACTCTCCCTCCTCGGCTTGTTCTAATTCGTTTAACAGGTTATCTAAATTTGGTTTTTCTTCTACTACCTCATCATTCTTCATATCATGAGTATTTTGATAGTAGGAGGTTTTCCAACCGTACTTATATGTAGTCAAAAAGTCTTGTGCCATGGTGGACACTGGAACCTCATTATCAGGATACCTCTCAGGATTGTAACTCCAGTTACCAGAAATTGCCTGGTCAAAGAATTTCTGCATCACAGCAACAACATTAATATAACCACGATTGGACTCCATATCCCAAAGGAGCGTATAACTGTTTTTAAGAGATCCATATTGAGGGACAATCTGTTTAAGAGGCCCCTTTTTTGACTTCTTAACGGACAGGTAGTCTCTAGGTGGTTCGATTCCATTTGTTGCGTTAGACACAACGGAACTGCTCTCCGATGGCATCTGTGCGGACAGTGTTGAGTGCCGTAAACCGTATTCGGAGATAGATGCTCTAAGAGACTCCCAATCATGTTCTAACTCCTGTGGAGAAATTTCGTCTACATCCTTCTTGTATGTATCGATGGGAAGGATTCCATCAGCATACTTAGTGCGACCAAAGTCTGCACACCAACCTTTCTCTTTAGCCAATGCGTTTGAAGACTTCAGAAGGTAATACTGGAAAGATTCAGAGAGTCCATGAACTGCATCCCATGCCTCTTGTGAATCATAATTAAACCCAAGTTTAGCAAGATAGTGTGCCAGACCAATAAAACCGATTCCAAGGGATCTCCGTGCCTTTGTAGCACGTTCTGCTGCCCTTACAGGATACTCTTGATAGTCAATCAATTCTTCCAGTCCACGAACCGATAGATCACAGAGGTTTTCTAGTTCTTTATCAGATTGAACTTTTCCAACGTTGATAGCAGAAAGGATACACAGTGCAATCTCACCATACTCATCATCAATATGATTGATAGGATCCGTGGGAAGAGTGATCTCCTGGCAGAGATTACTCATGTTTACTTTATCCTTAAATGAAGAGTGAGAATTACAATGATCGATATTCATGATATAGACACGACCAGTCTCTGCACGTTCTTTTAGGAGGTCCAGAATGAGTTTCTGTGCTCCGATAGTCTTTCTTGGAATAGACTCATCTGATTCATAACCCACATAGAGATCGTCAAATGAATCAGTACCAAAAGCATCATACAAACCTGGTACGTCATGCGGTGAGAATAAGCTAATTTCTCCATCCGCAATGAAACGTTCGTAGAAAAGTTTTGAAATCTGGATTGAATAGTCAAGTTTGCGAACCCTATTGTCTTCTGTGCCTTTGTTATTCTTAAGAACGATAATGTCCTCTATTTCTTGATGCCAGATTGGAAAGTGGACAGTCGCTGACCCACCTCGGATACCGTTTTGTGTGCAGCATCGCACAGTTGATTCAAACTTTTTGAGGAAGGGGACCACACCTGTGTGTTGAACCTCTCCGCCTCGGATCTTGCTGTTGATACCACGGATTCTACCCGCGTTAATACCGATTCCCGCTCTTTGTGCAACATATTTGCCAATTGCCATATCAGAGCTAAAGATACTATCGAGGGTGTCATCAACATCAACAAGAACACAGCTAGCAAATTGTCGAAGTGGAGTTCGCACTCCCGCCATGATAGGTGTGGGAATGTTGAGTCGGTGTCTGGAGATTGCGTCATAGTACCTCTTTACGTATGACATGCGAGTATCTTTTGGGTACTCAGCAAAGATTGTGAGGGCAATCATAATATACATGAATTGTGGAGTCTCATAGACTCCTCCACAACTTCTGTCCTGTACTAGATATTTATCTACAACTTGACGTAAGCCAGCATAGGTGAAGTCAAAATCTCGACCATGATCAATCATGGAATTTGCCTTATCAATTTCCTCCTTTGAATACTTGAGAAAAATATCCTTATCATAAACTTCTTTAGTGGTGCAGTCCATGATGTGATCCTCTAAATGAGGAAGTTCTCTTATCTTGCCATATAGACTCTTGCGAAGACTAAACAAAAGAAGACGTGCTGCTACGAACTGATAGTTAGGATGCTCTAAATCAATCAGATCAGAGGCAGAACGAATCAAAATTTCTTGGATTTCTGCAGTGGTAATTCCGTCATAAAATTGAATACCGGACTGGATCTCAACTTGACTTGCAGAGACCCCTGCAAGACCCTTTGTTGCCTCTTCAACCATCAAATGCATCTTTTCTAGGTCAAGAGGTTCAATTCTTCCGTCTCTCTTTTTAACCTTGGTGCCATTCGTCATATCTTCTTCCAGGTGGTAAATTTAAGTTTTGCTTCTAGTCCAGAGTATGTGTTTGATTCTATCACAGACTGCACATCCAGTCCATTCATTACCATATCATTTATGTCTTTATCATCTATGCTCTCTGGCCAGATGACTACCGACTGACCAGAATCGATGGTCCTAGATATTCGGTTTGTAATTTCTCTGTTGCGGGGTTCGTTATCATAAATCCACACAGGATTGCTAATCCCCCAACGACTGATATCAGCATCAGCTCCGCACATAGCAATCGAGTTGCGAATGAACGTGCTGTCGAATGGTCCTTCTGTAATATAGACTGGAGCATCTCTTCTGATGTTATCCAATCCGTAGATTTTTGGTGCGTCATCATCAAGCATCACGGTAATGTATTTAACAGGGCTAGGATTTATAGATCTCCCCTGAAGTCCAATTAAGTTCTTTTCATAATAAAGTGGAATGATTATTCTCTCTTCATCATGCTTTGTGTCATCAAAAGTAGGTTTGAGACTGTTTACAAACTCTTTAAAGTTCTGTGCATAATAAAACTTATCAGGATCAAGTTGTCTTGCAGTTAGATATCCAGAAGATTTAGGATTTTCAGATGCTTTAGGCAACTTCAGTTTCTTCTTAAACTTAGGTGCCTCAAACTTAAAATTAGGTTCTTCTACTACTGTTGTTCGACCAGTTTTACCCTCTTTAAATCTTTCAAACACATATTGTTTATGAAGAATAGGATCTTGTTTTTTTAAGAAACTACTAAACGTCATCGAAGCACCACAGTTGTGACACTTATAGTTAACATCTGCTTTTACTGAGTAAAGGTAACCTCTTGTCTTTGACTTATTCTTATGCGAGTCTCCACAAATTGGACACCGAAAGTTGTATAGGTTTGGTTTTACTCTTTTAAACCTTTGTAGTTTTGCGGAAAGAAGATTAATAAACTTTGAATCAACGTGATTCATTCACAGACGCTACCACTGGTCGCACTATAGCACTTTCTGCTGACGAAAGCAATGGTTTGATCATCTTGATGGATTGCGGATTAGTAATTATCAGTACTGCTCCCAGTGCTCCGATGCCAATCCAAAGTTTCCGTTCCAGTAATGATAATCGTTGAGTAACGTTGTCATGATCGCTGTCCATTTTATCACGGAGTTTGTCGATCTTATCAAACAATATTTCGTCGATCTCTTCCTGCTTCGTAATTCTCTGCTCATGGACGGCTAACATCCTAGACACATTATTATTTACCTCTGCAATTTTTTCTATGGCAGAGTCTAACCTTGTGACTAGTGTCTCAAAGTTTTCTAATCTTGTTTCTAGAATTGCAACCTTAACTTCTTCTTCCATCGTCGGGTTTCCACATTTTTCTTAGACCCTTTTGATAGATATATCTTTTTTTCTTTTTGACAGGAGGGTCGTCCCCTGCCTCAACAGTGCCAGCAATCTTTCCACCACCAACATTATTAGTTGGTTGCTCATACAAGTTAGAACGAATAATGTCTAATACTTTATCAATTGCTTTGTTTTGCATTGTAGATTTTGTAAAGTTCAGTCAAACATAACATATCTACTTGAATATCATGAATATCAGAATGTGGATATTCAGGAAATCTGCCAAGAAAAACAATAAAGCTTTTCATGGCAGACCATAATTCTCTTTCGATTTTGAAAAATAACATCGGAGTTGTTGCTTCACCAAAGATGTTATAAAGAATAATAAAGTGATTTAAAAGAAGATGGGTCTTAAGTTGACCTGTATTCTTATATCGTTTCAATAGTCTTTTGATGTATTTGAAATGATTTAAATCCCTATCAAAATCTTCCTTTGTGACCGCTTGAGGATTTTCATAATGTTTAATGGCAAACAAAAGGAAGTTATCCTCATTCAACTCATTAAAAATCATATATCATTACGTATCAATTACTTAGCATCAGGGAAAGCAGGTACGTTGCCAGTCGTGATTCCAGACATTGCAACCAAGACTTCTTTCTTAACTCTCAGAGTTCCGTGCTGGTCAGTGTAAGTAGTAATACCAACCCAACCTACACCAGTTTCATATGCAGTGGCATTCGCATTCTGAGCACCAGTGGTAGAAATACCATAAACAAAGGTGTCCTTGTCACCATTAAGTTGACTATAATTTGAATCAACAATAGTGCTCTTAGGACACTGAGAAATAGTAAATGATGTGCCAATTGGTCCAATTGCACCACCAGTTAAGTTCGCAGTCGATCCAATCGTTAATTGAGTTGTACTTGCGATACCAACAATTACAGCATCACCAAAATAAGTAGTAAACCCATTAGATGTATCAGCGTCTCTAATTCCAAATCTGATGATATCACCAACTTGTGCTTCAGTATGTCCAGCACCTGCTGCACCAAAAGTGGTTCCTGTGCCAGTTACTACGTTAGTGCTGTAGTCAAGGGTCACAGTGCCATTAGAGTTCAGGTTATCATTATTGCCCCAGAGTGCCATGTTTCTCTTCCGAAAATTTATTTGCTATAAGATATTTATAAAAAAGGAGACCTTGTAATTTGGTCTCCTTTGAATCATTCTGCTGCTTCTTCGCGTGTTTTAATTGCTTTAGAAACAACTTCTAGAAGTTGATCATCCATATCTGTCTTAGTCAACTTAACTGCCTTAGCAAGAATAACAAGACAAATCTCAATGAGTTTCTCACCCAATTCTTCATTCTCTGGAATCTTTTTGACCGCATCAGAAATTACCTTTGATGCTATTGGGAGTAAAAATGCAAGCATGATGAACCTCGGTAGTATATTCTATATATCGTCAATCTTTATTAGAAACGTATCTACCTAACTTTTTGTCGTAACGTTTGACTTCACCAGGACGAAGACGATTCTTTGCTTCCTTTGCTTTATCATAAAACTTACCAAACTTCATCTTACGGTCTGCTTTAGCAAACTGTTTCTTCTCCTTGTCATACCTATCATACTTAGTTTCTTCAGAAACTTTCTTCTTTCTACCTTGACAGTGTGCTCTCTGAGAAAATCCTTTTGGATTATTACAGTCGATAGATTTCTTATATTTGTCAGACCAACCCTCATTCATTTTCTTGGTCTTCTTTTTCATTGAGTTGATATATTTTCTATAAACTGCTGCTTCTGAAGTCTTTCCCATTTCTCTTGCTCTCTGTTCCATGGCAACTGCTGCCTGGATTTTATGAGCATGAGATCTAGATGAATTGCGAATCTTCGTTACAGATGCTTTGGCAGTTGCAACATCCTTGAATCCTAAACCATGAATAGTTCCCTTGGGATTCTCGTCAGTGTAAAGATCAGAATGCTTCTTAGAGTTTGCGGGTTGTCCTTTCTTTCTAGGAATACGAGGATTTGATTCCTCGTTTACATCACCAGACGCATCTTTCTTGTGTAGTCTACTATAGAGATGCTTATGAAGAGGTTTTGCTCTCTTCATAATCTTATCTCTTTCAGAAAAATCTGCTGCTTCTTTTGCAACTTTCTTCTCAGGGAGTTTCTTATGCTTGGTAGATGCAAAATCTTTTACATCACTCTTTTTCATGTCAGCAGCTGCCTTCGCAGTCTCAGGAGTAGTAGGTGCCATCTCACCTTTTTGAATGGCACGAACTATTCCGAAGAACCGTTGCTGCTTTTTAGATACCGCAGGCATTACTTCTTCTTGGTATCGATAATGGCACCCTTACCATACTTAGATGTGATGGATGCTCTTACAAAGTCCATTGCTCTGGATGATGCTTCTCTTGACTTTTTCTTTTCAGCATCAGACATGGGACCGGTTTTTACACCCTTGGCAGGACGATCATAACGTTGATTACCAGCAACCCCACCACGTTCCATACGACGATCTTTCATCGCATCCGATGCTTCTTCACCCATTGCCTTGACAGGTTCTGCTTTTGTCTTATCAAGTTGCTGCTTTCTCTTCATAGCAATCATCTTATCAAGAGTTGCCTTCTTTTTCTGCATTTGTATTTCTTGAGGAGACATTTCCTCACCCATATGGTCAGCAGCCTTATAACGCTTGTCACCTGCTTTATATCTCTGATATGCAGGAGTATTTCCTTTCTTGTCAGCAGCAGTGACTACCATACGATTGTCCTTTGGTGCTTCCTTCTTAGCAGGAGTTCCACCATAAACTGCCTCATCCATCTTACGTGCTACGTTTCTAGCACCTCTAGATACTGCTCTTGCTGCTTTACCAATACCTCTCTTGAGTTTAGCACCAATTCTGCTAAGCATTCCTGGTCCTTTCTTCTTAGGAGCAGAAGATGATGATGAATCAGAATTCGAGGATGAAGAATCAGAGGATCCAGAAGAACCTGTACTTCCTCTCTCATATCCTTTAGAGAACTCTCTACCTGCTGCTTTTGCTCCTCTTACTGCAGCACCAGCAGCATATCCAGCACCTCTTGCTACTGCCTTACCTGTTTTCTTAACAGCAGACTTTACTCTGTCCATGACAGATGCTCTAGAAGGACGACTCATTAATCGCTTACGTGCTTCTGCACCAGCATCTTGCTCCAGAAGAATACTGATTGATAAATCAATTGATTCGCAAAGATTTTGCTGAAGAACCTCAAGATCCTCATCTTTCTCCACTGCTTCAGCAAAGAACTCCTCTACAACTTCATTAATCATTTTATCAGAGATGAATCTCAGTTCTTCATCAGTGATCTCTTCAAGGATATCAAAGATTTCAACTGCTTCAATTAGTTCACCACCAATCTCTTCTACAGATTCACCCATTTTAGGATTAATCTTAACAATATTCTTTACTTTCTTTTCCTTGATGGGTTTTTCATCCATACTATCTGTCATGACTTCAGGGATGTATTCCTCTTTCTTATACTCAGGATGATCATCCATCTTCATACCACGTTTCTTTTCAAGACGTGCCTTTCTTTCAGCAGTTCCTTTCTCAGGATCCATGTCACGAACACCTTCGGACATCTTACTCTTGATTGCCTTACCGATTGCCTTACGACGCTTCATCAAGTATGAGTCGGTGCTATCTTTTTTACCATCGTTATTGACATCACCATCTTCCTTACCGACAGGATCAAGTCCTTCCTTCTGAGTTTTCTTACCAACAAACTTATCAAATTCTGCTTGCTGCCTCTTTTTACGCTCAGCAGAAGAAATACCATAGTCATGACCAAAGTCTTGACCAGTTGAGGAGGTGCCCATTTTCTTTCTTTGTGCGGCAAGACGTTTCTCTCTTCTTGCTTGCATTGCTGCTAAAGAATCTGCCTCGGTAACCTCAACTTCCTCAGAGGACATACTACCTGTTGGACCATCTCCAAAGTGTGGGTTGCTCATAGAACCCATCTTCTTCATATCTTTACGTGCCTTTTCATTATTTTTCTGACGTTTTTTCATATCAGTTTCAAGATATGAATCGTCTTTCTTCTCTGCAATCTGTTCTTTATAGACCTTAGAGAGATCTTTCAAATGAATTCCAGACATGGTGATACAACTACTTCTTTTTCTTATACTTATTTATTAAATTCTTTATACCAGCAGTTCCCGTTAGTCTCATTACATATTCACGATGAGCATCAGTTCCTACAAGTCTTTGATCAGAGGGAACACCAGATGGACCTGGATAGTTTTGTACTGCCTCCATCACATCACGAATCCAGGATTTAAACATATAATCTTCTTTGGTAACGCAGATAAGATGATTTGTTCCACGACGAACAATCTTACCAATCAAACCAGTATGAAGACTTTCTACTATATCACCAATATTAAAAATGTTTCCTGAGACATAATTATCTCTTAAACCTTTAGGATCACACTTAGGAGCAATCTCCCACATTTCTTTAACTTCTTTCTTTGCTTTAACTCCCATACCAGATCGGACTGCATCAAACAACGCCCGAGTATCACCGTCATTTAGATCTTTTGGAGTCCCACGACGGAAAGCATCAAAATCTCCATCAACAACTGCCTTTCTCATCTTGGATGCTGACATTCCCTCAACACCTTCAGCATCTGCATCTCTTACACCTGCAGAGATAACACGAATGTTTTCAAAGTCATAAAGATCACCATTGTACTTGTTTGCAAGGTTCTCAAACTCTGCTTGACGATCCGATCCTACAATAATATTTACATCTTTATATCCACCCTCGGATGCTGTGGTAAGAACATTAAAAATAGATCTCATCTCATCATCATTAACAATGTTCTCTGAATAATCAGGGAACATCTTTTTCATAAAAGAAATCTTCATATCAGGATCCAACGGATTTTTCTTAGCATCCTGCGATCGTGAGGGATATATTTTTAAGTCTCCACCCTCTGATGCTTTCTTTGCAGCAGATAGAAGTTTACCGTGACCTACAGTTGGAGGATTAAAACGTCCAAATGCAACAGTCAGAACCCCTGAAGTCTTTGCATCAATCTTCTCTCCCTCACCTGCTTTTGCTGCCACCGTACTAGTTTTTTTAAGTGCAGTCTTCTTAGGTTCTTCCTTAGGTTCTGGTTTTGCTGCTCTGGGTCTTGCAGTTGGTTCATCTTCTACTTTCTTTTTCTTTTTATCAACAAACTTCAGTTTACCATCTTCAGTAGTCGCAACAAATTTTCCACGGGAGTCTAACCAACCACCGTGACCATCACTCTTGAGGTTCAGTTTTTTCGCCTGCATTGATGCTTGCGACTGCGCCTCATTCAGAAACTGAAAGAAACTTTTCATCTATATTGATAATCCTTATACATTATTTAGACTTCATATCTAATAGAGATTGCATTTTGCCTAACTCCATTCTTTTTACCACGACCCTTAAGTGAGAGTCTAACTCCAGCAATTTTCATAACGTCTCTGACAACTTTGTCTGTGATTGGTTTAACACCATCTTCAGTAAATAAATGATCAGCTGCTCTATCGTCTCCATTAAAAAGCATATTACCTGTCATACATTCTTTTGTTAATTCAAACTTGAAAGTTTCATATGCAACATCCCCTGTTGGTGCTTTCTTTGATCCTAAAACCTCTTGAAGTTGTTCATTAATTCCACCAGATTTTTTAACATCACCCATCAATCTCTTTGCTGTGGATTGATCCATGGTTCCCATTCTATTTTCAAATTTATTTGATATATTTTCAAATATCAATTGCAAATTTCCAAGAGAATCGATACTCATATTATTAGTACCAAGATCTTGTGCAACTTTTTTTAAGACCTTGGTGAAAACTTGAATGGATTTATCAACTCCAGCACTAGTTAATTGATAAGACTTTCCCCACTTCATTGAGCACTTATATTTTTTATTACCTACCTTAAAAAGTATATCAGTTTTAGGTTCCTCACCACCACCACTCATTTTTTTAAATGATCCAAAATAGTCTTGACGATTTCTTTCACCATTAGGAGCTAATTCTAAAACTATATCTTCAGCCTTTTTCTTTATATCTGCTGGTATCAGAGACCATCTATTAGCAGCATCAGCAAAGTTTGATTCTTGCTCAGCATTTCTTTGTAGGATTCTAGATGTTGCAACATACATTACTGCATGTTCAAATTGTAGACCCTTGTTTGCCATTTTTATCTTTATTTATTATGATATCTTTGCGTGAGGTGAGAATCTTTTCCCTACTTTCATACCAAGATATAACATATCAGTCCAGAACTCTTTATCTTTAGAATTATTTTTTAAAGAGTCGTGAAAAAAGTTAAGTGTCATCAGTTTAACAATTGCATTTCGTTTATCCTTACTATACACAGCATAAAGATTACTCTCAAATTCTGAGTAAGGAACAGATTTTTTAAAATATTTCCCTAAAAATTTATACATTTCTGAATATTTTTTTGCCTCTTTTTGATATTCTACAATAGATTGTGGATATTTGTTATGATCATTGATGAATGAAGTTGGTCCAGATTTTTTCAAAATATCTTGAATCATCTTAACAGGTGCTTGACCACCTTGAGCTGCAGGTGTTGCTTTAATTGCAGTATTGAAACTTAAGTTTTGTCCTGCTCTTGTGATATTAATTGAATATTCACCTTGCCTTCCCAGTTTTACATATGTTGTTACTTTATCTCCGATAAAAATATTATCAATATCAAATGATATATCTTTCATATCGAAAGTTTCAATTTCACCTATTTTCATGGTAGATGTGTCGATATTAACAAATTTTAATTTAGCAGATTTATTAGATGCAATTTTTTTAAGAGACAATCCAATTAGTTTTTTCTCTTTAAATAAATTTATGAGTAGATTATTTAATTCAACTAAATTTTGAGTCTTTGGATTAATATTTTTTTCTATTTCTTTTTTAACTTTATCTCCCTCATAGACAGCCCAAATATCAGATGGATTCCAAGTCGTGTAGTTTCCTACTGGTTTTATTGGATCAAGTGATCTGGCAACATTTTTTATTTGTTTAGAAAAGAAAGTAACAAAATCATCCTTTCCATATACAAAGACATCCCACTTCGCACTTTGAAATTTTTTTAAGAATTCTCTTTGTTGCTCAAAGTAACTATGCGTCCACTCTTTTAACCTGCCTTCATACTTTTTACCAAATAATTTTTTCAATTCTTTGGCAGTCTCCGAGTCATCCAGTATGTCTTCTTTTTTATCAAATTTTTTATTATTATGCAATACTTGATTTAAAACAACTGTGGTTCCCTCTTCTTGAATTTTTGTAGGTATGACTCCACCACCTCCAATATCTACATCCTCTTCTATATCAAAAGTGATAGTTTGCGGACCCACTTTAACATATGGCACACCATCATTTTTAAAAATATTAATGCCCGTAAACTTACCCTTTATTTCATTTACTATTCCGTTTCTAAATTTATTCAATTCACTTTTTTTACCAGGAGGATTTTCGACGTATATTTCTAAACCTCCTCTACTTTTATAAACTTCAAACAACGTTTTATTATATGACACCTGTTCTTTAGTATTTACAGGACCAATTTCATATAAAAAATCCTCAAGATTTGATATATTTGCTTTAATTTTTGGTGCCATAATACTTTTTAAAAGTATTTATTATGGAGTTATGGGGACTCGAACCCCAAACCTCCTGCGTGCAAAGCAGGCGCTCTACCAGTTGAGCTATAACCCCGTGAACCCCGAAGGGTCAGTGATCGTGATCTTCAGGAAGATTTGCTTCAATCTGTTCATCCAGTTGTCGGATGAACTCACGGATAGTTGATGCTCTTTGTGATGGAAATTCGTAACTATCTTGTCTGGTATATTGGAACAAAGCAGAACGAATCAATGCTGCATCGTGAATATTCAGTTTCAGATCAATGTTAATGTCGCAACTCACAGGTTCTCCTCCTTTTGTTTAATGTCAAACTCTCTTTCAATTTCTTTATCTAACTGGTTAGATATTTCTCTGATTTTTAGAATAGCACTATCAGAGAAGAAATCAGGGTGATCTTTTGTGTACATAAAAAGAGTATGACGTAGAAGAACTGCGTTATTCATACTCATCTCTAGATTGATCACAAATCTCCCTCCTTACGATTTTCAGATTTATGAACATCAAACTCACCACCAGGATAACGTGCTTTGAGTTTGTCCACATTCATTTCTAGCACCTCATCAAAGGATGTGTCAAGTGCCATACATGCCTGTGCCAGATACCAGCAGATGTCACCCAGTTCACGTTTCATATGAAAAACATTATCTTCATTATATGGTTTACCTTGGAAGAGAATTTTTTTCACAACTTCAGTAAACTCACCAGACTCTGCGGTAAGACCAAGAGCAGCAGTGAGCAACTGAGATGTATTAGTTCCAGTTACTTCAAGTTCTGCAAGACGAGATCCCATGGCACCATAGTCAAGACTAGGTTCACTGGTAACTCCTTTTACAAATTCAACATACTTTTCGGTGTCTACAGTCATTTTAAATCAATAGGTTTAGAATTAGATTGGGGAAGGTTTTGTTGAGTTGGTAGTTTCACACCACCAACTTCAATATACTCTACTTCTTTCCAGCTACCACCAACACCACCGTCCATATTGACTACTATGTCACGGGTGGGAAGTTGCCTGCTATTAGAAACATCAATGATGTCACCGGGCAAAGGATTGAACATAAAATAGTGTCCATCCCAGTATTTGTTTCTTGTACTCATGAGATTGACTGCATCTCTTTCGATACCGCAGTCAGCAATCTTTTTACCGTCTGGATCGAAGACAGAGTAGTATCCGTTCAAAACTTAAATCCCTCAAATGATTTCCTTGGTTTTGCTTCCTCGTAATTATACTCTTCCTCCTTACCACTGTCAATGATATCATCTTGTGCTGACTGCTCACAATCATACAGACGCATCTTAGCACGATCAATACCAACCACAAACCTCTTAGAAATGGTTGGATCATTATATCGATTCTTCAACTGCTTCACCATAATTTGTCCAAGCCCCTCAAGGTCTTCAGTTGAAATAAGGGCAAACATAAGATCAGCAGTAGCAGGGAGACCAAAGGACTCAGAAGTATCAGTAAGCTCAACATCAGAGCTCCCATAACCAGAACGAGTGGTTTGAGTAGCAGAGACGATTGGTACGTTTGCTTCGCAAGCGAGTCCTCGAAGTTCTTCAGCAATTGCTTTGACAACTGTATATGAATTGACATTACTGCCTGCGCGATACCTTTCGGAAGCACATATATTAAGGTAATCAACGAAAATAATATCAGGTCTAAATGATTTCTTAAGTGCAAGTTCATTAAGAAGTGACCTAAAGTGTCCTGCATGTGCAGATGCCGTTGGATATTCTTTAATAATTAGGGATCCTTGAGTTCTGTTTGCAAGTTTTGTCACCTTATCCTCAAACATTACCTTGGGTAGTTCTGTTATCTCCTGGATAGGCACATTGAGAAGATTAGCATCGATTCGCTCTGCAATTTTCTCCTCAGCCATTTCAAGCGTGATATATAATACGTTTTTCCCTCCCAAGAGTGCGGAAGATGCCACATGGCACATAAACAAACTTTTACCGACACCAGTGCCAGCAAGAGCAATGTTAAGTGTCTTGTTCGGAAGACCACCCTTCGTAATCTTGTTGAAGTACTCAAGGTCGAACGGGATGAGGTCTTCTTTTTTGTGATATGCTTCGTATCTTTCTTCATAATCAATCAGGTAGTCGTGACCGATATGTGTGTCAAATGAAACTGCTAAAGCATTTGACAGAATGCTAGGAATAGCACCCCTATCTTTTTCTTTACTTTCTCCATCTGCAAGAGCAATGGATTCCATCAGTGCCAAATAGATAGCACGATCCCGACACCACTTCTCTGTAGTGTCACACAACCAATCATAGTCAGTAGGAACATCCTCAAGATAACTAATCAACTTAGTGATTTCTTGAAAGGTAGTGTCATTAATGTCTTGTCGTTTTTCTACTTCAATGCAGAGTACTTCTTTGGTTGCTGGTTGATTGTATTCATGAACAAACTTCTCAATCTCTTCAAACACAATCCTCTGGTTTGAATCCTCATAATAATCTGCTTTGATAAAAGGAATAACCTTACGAAGATACTCCTCATTGTATAGTAGATTTCTTAGGATTAAAATTTCAACTTTGTCCATGAGGGATATCAAATACAAATGTTATGCGTGTCTCGTCACCGATATTAACGGTGCCATGAGGTAGTTTGTTATTGAACCAGAGAAGAGTTCCTGGTTCAACAATGACAGTTTCTTTGCCGCAGAAATACTGATACCTTCCAAGTATAGAAAGGTGATACCTGTTTCTGCTCAGGTAATAAGTTCCCTCGTCAATATGTGCTCCTACAATCTCATCTACAGGGAGTGAAAGAAAACCGCATCTGTGAATGTCTGCATTCTTAAATTGCTTACGTATGATCTTTCGGATCTCACTATGATGAGCATAGGCAGGAGTTTTGATGTTGATCTCAGAGTCTCCCACAAAGTCTTCTTTGTGTTTGACCCCACCTATTATAAGCTGAAGAGCACTGACTGGCAAGTCATCAAATCCTCTATCAACTAAGGATTGAGACCCTTCCAGAGTTTTCTGGTGATCCCAATCCTGTGGATATTTCTTTAGTTGTTGTACTACTTTGTCAACGTTGATCCCAGTCTTGAGAACCTTAATCATGAACCGTAACTAAACTCTTCCTTAGCAATCTCGTCCAGTTTTTCCATTACCTCAGGGGTAAAATATGCTTCTGGATCTTTGTAGATTGCTTTGGCATAGACTTTCTTGCCGTCTATCTCATAACGACCTGCCACATTTTTCCAGAGACCACCAATCTCTCCCAACTCAAGAAGACCATAATATCGATCAAGACCACGCTCGTCGTAATAAAGACGCACCGTAACATCTTTGTTCTCCTTACTTAGACGCGACTTAGCAGTCTTAGCCTTGATAAGATTTCCGACGATTTCTGTTCCATCCTTCTCTTTCTTTTTGCTGAGATAGATGATTGAACTTGCTGCATACTTGAGGCCACTGCCTCCTCCCATTTCCTTTGTAGGTACATAAGCGCCAATGACATCGTAGGTGTGATTCGTAACGATCATAGGAATGTTTGCTTGTCCCAGTTTCAGAGTCAACATTCTGAATGCACCTTTGACCAGTTGGGATTTGGTCATATCACGAACTTGTTTGTCATTCAGTGCGTCAGTGATCTCCTTCTCTGTGGATAGCATACCCAGAGAGTCTAACACAAACATGCAAGGTCTGCGTTCGTCTTCTGGTTTCTTAAGGTATATATCTACTGCCTTCAAGGCTTTGGTCCTAAACTCTTCAATTGTAACAACGTTTACAACAACCAGACGATCTAGGTCGATCCCACGACTTGCGATAAGAGACTTGTTAACAGCGGCTTCAGTGTCAAAATATAAACAATACCCATCAGGGTTAGCATCAAGGAAGTTCTTGACGACAGCAAGAGAGAAAAAAGTTTTTCCAGTGCTAGACTCACCAGCAATGGCAGTAATCTTATTCCCAGATACACCACCAAATATAGACCCTGAAACAAGTCCGTTAAAAATGTACGAACCTGTGTCAACAAAGTTTTCAGTTTCGTCAATGTCTCTTGCGACTTTTGTGAAGTCATCTCCAATCTCTTTTACAATTTCTTTTAAAAAATCCATTAAATTACAAATCCAAATTCTTCACGGGCAGTTTTCTTGTATGGACCACCAGGATTGGCGTCACGAATCTCTTTGATCTTATTCAGTTTCTGATAAAGTGCTGCATCACCACCCAATCGTAATGCACTGACAATAGTAGCAAGTTCTTTATCGTTAATAGGGAGGTCCATTAGGAGAAAAATAGTTCTAGGTTTACAGTTTTTTCGACATTCCAACCGATAGCATCGAGGATTGCCTTTAGTGGTTCGACAAAGGACTTTTCAAATTGTAGGTCATAGTCAACATACTTGTCAAGATTGAGTTCCCGTGGAAAGTCCTGGATAAAAGAGATAATATTCTCATGAATAATATTTGGTTTTTTCAAATAACAAAATTTAATCTTTTCACCATTTTGAATCAAGGAATACTTATTAGTAAGTTTTTTCTCTTTAATGTAGTGATTAAATAACAGTGCTCCACGAATGTGAATAGGAGTTCCTTTGATGTAAATGTCAGAAGAGGATTTGTACTTTACAACATCAGAAGCAGAACGAGGGAATGACACCTGCTCTGGTGGAAGTTTCTTAAACTCCTCACGACTCTTATCAATAAATGCAATCATGTCATCTTCAGTTCCAGTCATGAGAATCTGAAATGCATCCTTGAGCATCTTGCGGCAGGGTGCTGGAGTTGATGATTTTACGGACTCAATACCCATGACTTTAAGTTTGGGTTCTGCATATGCAACACCCTCACTGTTCCACACATTTAAGATATATCTTTTCTTTGCAGTCCAAATACCACGATCAGCAATATTCTCACGTTTCATTTGCATTTTTTGATCGTATGCCGAAACATACGTCGCCAAGTTCTGATAACATGTATCGATGTACGGTTCCAGTTTGTCTTGGCAGATCTTGTCAAGTAATTCCACAACTGCAGTTTTATCACCAGACTTATGACCAAGAAATTTATCAACAATAGGTCCGAGATTAAGATAAATTGAATCTGTGTCAGATGCAATAACGTAATCCTCTTCGGTTGTAGACAACAGTTTATTTAGATAGTCATTCATCTTCTGCTCAATCCAACGGATAGAGACTTGACCAGAAAGCGTAATCGCCTCCGCATTGGCCAGTTTATAGTACCTAAAATACTGATTACCGATAGCACCATAAGCAGAGTTGAGTGAG